ACCCTCTTTAATTGAATAGCAGCATCAAGTAAATAGTTATATAATTCATGGAACATTTAACTTTATTAATAATTTAAAAATTACATTTCAATCAACTGAATTCTTCTAAGAAGGGCAGGTAATTGAGGATTAACCTCTCCTCCCCAACTGAAAATCTTTTCAGGATGAAAATTACTGGTTACAATAAACTTATCAGCAAGCAAGGGACACATGTCACCTTTAACTTCAACATAACATTTATACCGATCAAACCAACGTAACAAATGATTAATATCAATTCCTTGAGGTCCAAAGTCATCAATGATCACTTCTTTTTCGAGGAGGTATCCGTTCCACCACTTGGTCCTGGGTTCTTTGATGTATCCATCTGGGAATTGTTCGTGGGCGAATCGAGATTTCCCCACACCGGGTGCTCCGTAGATCCAGCGCACATGTATGTCAGGTCGGGAAACAGCTCCGGTAAGTCCCAAGCTGTTTCGTAACAGCGTATGTCCGGACCAGGCAAAGACACCGGGGTTGTCATCAGCGAATCTAAGAATTCCAGATCGACCTTCTCCCAATCGTCCTCTCCACTCGACGGCGAGTTCATCTCTGGTTCTTTTTTTGGAGAGTCCGGGACAATCACCATGTTCCCAGAAATCACCTTCCTTTGAACAATAAGTTCTGCTATCGCTTGCTTTTCCCTTTGCCACTTCATAATGAGCTCTCCGTGAAAGGAGAGTTTTAATTCCAACAATCGAATTACGCTCTCGGAGTTTGCAATATCCTTGCAGATGCGGCGTTCCCTGCACTCCAACCTCCTTACCGACGATAGCGTACTCGGAGCAAGATGAGAGAGTTCTTTTGATATCTTCATATTCTTCATCCGAATAGTTATTGAGTGTAAAGCAATAAGACTTATAAAATTTAAGAGAAGAACGATTCATTGATATAATGAGCAAAGTGGCACGAACTATTTATACAATGAGGGGCAATGGGTAATACTGAACCATTGCCCCTTCAAAATAAAAAATTAAACAACGTCTCCTACAAATGACATATTATAATAGGTTGTTATTGTCACGGCTTTCGCGGTTGTTGCAGAAACATTTCCATACGCTATAAGCCACGCGGGTTCGGAATATGTTGCGGCATATTCGGTTTGATCAATTTTCTGAACAGGCATCTTCCTTTCAATTGTAAACACATCACCTTCCCGGACTAAAAAACTCTTCTTAAACGTCACTCTACCAATCTTCGTCTGAAAGTCAGCTATTAATGACGGATCCCATCCAACGGCTACAGTTGAACTGGGAACAGATCCAGATGTCAAATTCTTAGATGTCCATATATGATATACGTGTACCATAATAGCATCCTTATCCACATCATCAGCATTAGGATTATTCGATATTCTAATACCGTACACACCACCACGTACAGTAATGTCAGATCCAGGAGCAAATGTTGGCATGGTACCACCATCAGGATCAATAGCTCCACCTGCAGTTGTAAAGAAAGCAGCACCAGCAAAACGACGAGACGTTTGCAAAGTTACAAGCATCTGATCACGTGAGGCTGGTGTACCAAATTCTGTTCCCACTGATGCATTCGCACGATAATGCGTATTAGACATACTACTGTTGAAAAGATGTCTTCTCCATGCTCTCTTGTTCGTTTTCCTTCGTCTAAATCCAAAACCTCCAGCACGACTAGAATTAGCTGAATAACTTGAACTTTTTCTACCACGAACAAAACGACGACGACTAAATTTCCTTTTCTTAAACGGGCGTGTTGAAGCACTAACAGGCATCGCATATACTCTTTTTCTTCCGGCCATCTTAATGGGGGAATTCAGGTCAGAGTGATTTATGTTTGGATGGTTGGAGTATTTATACAAAGAAGGGCTGCCCTCCGGGCCAGCCCTTCGCTCCGCACACGGACCAGGCCACCATCCCACCGGCCATGCGACCCGCACTAGGCCTGTAGCGGGGCCCCTACCCCACTACACGGCCAGATCGCGGTCAATACCTTTCCCGGCGCTTTAGGGCCTTCGATCAAGTATCTACCCTCTTTAATTGAATAGCAGCATCAAGTAAATAGTTATATAATTCATGGAACATTTAACTTTATTAATAATTTAAAAATTACATTTCAATCAACTGAATTCTTCTAAGAAGGGCAGGTA